ATTTAAATGATTTTAATTTTACAAAACTTCATTGGACTGTTCACCCTGACAGAGGACAAGAATGGAGAGATGAACAAGATAAATTATTAGGCCCATCGTTAGCCGCTCAAGAGTGTGATTGTGACTTTATAACCTCTGGTCAAACTGTAATTGATGGTGTTATTCTTGAGGAGTGTAGAACCAACACGGTTATTGAACCGATAGAAAAAAGAGGTATAGATAGTAATGTTTGGGTATGGGAACCACCAAACTATACAAAAGATTATATAGTATGTGCTGACGTGAGTAGGGGTGATAGTTCAGACTACTCAGCGTTTCATATATTAGATGTTGAGAGTTTAGAACAAGTAGCAGAATATAAAGGTAGAATGTCTACGAGAGATTATGGTAATTTACTTGTAAACATATCAATGGAATACAATAATGCATTACTTGTTATTGAGAACAACAACATTGGTTGGGCAGCTATACAACAAGTAATTGATAGAGGATATGAAAACCTTTTTTACATGAGTAAAGATTTACAAGTTGTTGATGTACATAGACAAGTCAACAATAAAATAAACAGAGCAGAAAAACAATTAGTTCCTGGTTTTACACTAACGGCTAAAACAAGACCTTTAGTTGTAGCTAAATTAGAGGAGTTTTTCAGAGAAAGACTAGTAAGTGTAAAATCACAACGATTAATTGATGAGTTGTTTGTATTTATATATAATGGAAGTAGAGCCGAAGCTATGACAGGATACAATGATGACTTGGTAATGTCATATGCTATGGGTTTGTGGATTAGAGAAACAGCTTTAAGATTGAGAAATGAAGGTATTGAATTACAAAAGAAAACATTAAATAGTATAACATCTACACAAGGTGTTTATACACCAACTGATAACCAAAATGACTATTGGACTATGGAAGTAAATAAACAACAAGAGTCCTTAGATTGGTTAATCAAATAAGTGAGGTAAAAAATGGCCGATACAAGTTTATTTAGTAGACTTAGAAGATTATTTAGTACAAACGTTATTGTAAGAAACGTTGGTGGTAGAGAGTTAAGAGTCTCAGATACGAGTAGAACACAAGCCTATTCGAGAAGTAACTTCGTAGATAGATATCAAAAAATATACACTGGAGCTGGATTGAGTGGATATTCTGATTCTATGTTAACAAAATCGATGAGACTAAATCTATTCAAAGATTATGAACAAATGGATAGTGATGCTATAATATCTTCAGCATTAGACATATATTCAGATGAGTCTACAATGAAATCAGAGTACGGTGAGGTTTTGACGATTAAAACAGATAATAATCAAATTAAACAAATACTAAACAATTTGTTTTATGATATTTTAAACATTGAATTTAATCTTTGGCCATGGATTCGTAATATGTGTAAGTATGGTGATTTCTTTTTAAAGTTAGAAATAGATGAGAAATATGGAATCACAAATGTAGTACCAATGCCTGTTTATGATGTGTCTAGAATAGAGGGATTAGACCCAGAAAATCCAGAGTATGTAAAGTTTTTAGTTGAATCAACTACTAATCAAAGTAGATATAAACAAGAAAATTCATCTACTAAAGAGGAATTAGAAAATTACGAAGTAGCTCACTTCAGACTTTTATCTGATTCAAATTATTTACCTTATGGTAAATCACAAATAGAGGGTTCTCGTAAGATATATAAACAATTAACTCTTATGGAAGATGCTATGTTAATCCACCGTATAATGAGAGCACCAGAGAAAAGAGTGTTTAAATTAGACATTGGAAACATACCACCATCCGAAGTTGATAATTATATGCAAAAAACTATTAGTAAAATGAAGAGAGCACCTGTTATTGATGAGACTACTGGTGATTACAATCTTAAATACAATATGCAGAATATTACAGAGGACTTCTTTTTACCAGTTCGTGGTGGTGATAGTGGAACTCAGATAGATTCTTTACCAGGTCTAACATATGAAGCAACAGAAGATATTGAATATCTAAAGAATAAATTGTTATCATCACTAAGAATACCTAAAGCTTTCTTGGGATTTGAGGAACAAATTGGTTCTAAAGCAACTTTAGCTGCAGAAGACGTTCGTTTTGCTCGTACGATAGAAAGAATACAAAGAATTACAGTTAGTGAACTTACAAAAATAGCTATAGTTCATTTATATGCACAAGGATATCAAGACTCTGAGTTAGTTAATTTTGAATTGAATCTTACAAATCCATCTACAATTTATGAACAAGAAAAAATTGAATTATGGAATAATAAAACAAGTCTAGCTTCAAGTATGTTACAAGATGGTTTAGTATCTTCTGATTGGATTTACAAAAATATATTTGGATTTACTGACGAAGAAATTAAAAAAGAGGATGATGGTATAGTTTTTGATTACAAAAATAAGTTTAGAAGACAACAAATAGAAAATGAAGGTAATGACCCTGCTAAATCAGGTGAAGCTCAAGGTACACCATCTGATATGGCTATGGGTAGAACTGGACATGAGTTAGATGATAAGGGTGGAGCACCAGAGGGTGGATTCGAGGGAGCTGGTAGACCTAAAGAACCTAATAAGTATGGAAAAGATAGTGGGGTACGTGGTAGAGACCCATTAGGTTCACACGATATGAAAAAAGGTGGTAGTGGAGCACCAAAATACGGTAAGCCACTAGCTTTAGCACATTTTGATAGGATAAAAAAGTCAATGAATCTTAATGGTGTAGAGAAAGAAATCATAAGTGAGTCCTCTGAACTTGAACAAGAGTACAAGAAAGAGGTTAAGTCATCGTCGAATGACTAATTATTACATAACTTTATATTTATTTATGAATAAGTACAAATTGAATTGGAGTATTTTATAATGGCTCGTAAACTAAAACATTCTAAGATAAAGAATACAAGTATTCTTTTCGAAGTGTTAACAAGACAAATTACGGCTGATGTGTTAGCTGGTAAAGATACCAAAACTGTTGGTATGGTAAAGAAATTTTTTAATGAAAATACGGAGTTAGGTAAAGAACTTCAATTATATCGTATATTGTCAGAAAAAACATATGATTCTACTGAAAAAGCAAAACAGTTATTAGAGACTGTAGTTAAATCAAGACAACGATTAAGTAATTCTAAGTTACGTAGTGAAAAATATAACTTAATTAAAGAAATCAAAGAAAATTATAATGTAAGTGATTTTTTTAATGTAAGAATTCCAAATTACAAAATTCTAGCCTCTATATATAAC